TTTGTGGATATTGATGATCCGTTCTATCAAGTAGATAATCTTCCGGTGTATAAAATGTTTTGTCGCACATTTGAATACTCTAGTGAAAGATTGGATACTGGTATTGATGTTATTGACACTATCGAAACTACATACTCAACGGATCAATTAACCTGGCAGATGATAGGTGAAGCTGCAGCCACAGTTACTTATAATGAAAATATGGCATCAGAAGATGTTTCTGGTGGTTTATTAATGCAAGAAGATGGTACTACTGGAGCTGGGCTTGGTGATAATCTTACTGCTGAAGATGAGGTTGGATTTGATGCTGTCTTGCTTGAGAATTCTAATGCTTATGATAGTTACTTCATAATTGCTGAAGAATTTGAACTATCAACACAAGATGATACTTCCGATAATAAATACATAGAAGATCAGGCTGCTGACAGAGGTGTTGTTTGGGATGGAGATTGGGAAGGTATATTAGACTTCACAGAAAAGAACCCATTTGGAGAGCCGACGGAGAAAAATTAAGATATGTTAGGACAACATTTTTATAACGAAGGATTGAGAAAGGTTGTTATAGCCTTTGGTAGTTTATTTAATAATATCGTTATTACTAGAAAAGATTCCACTGGGAAGACTACTCAATCAATGAAGGTGCCTCTGGCTTATGGCCCGGCACAGAAATTTCTTGCTCGATTAGACCAAGACCCCAATGCAACACAGAAGATAGCATTGACTTTACCACGAATTGGTTTTGAAATGCAATCTTTTGATTATGATGGTAGTAGAAAACTAAATCGTATTATCAGACAAAAAAGAGTTACTGATGAGAATGATAAGAAATTAAAGCAGATGACTACTCAGTATACTCCTGTGCCATACAATATCAATTTTGAAATGTTTGTTATGGCTAAAAACAGTGACGATGGTATTCAGATTGTAGAGCAGATATTGCCTTATTTTCAACCAGAATATACAGTAACAATCAGAGAAGTTCCTGAAATGGAAATTGTCCGTGATGTGCCTATTGTACTAAACAGTATTGGTTATGAAGATACATATGAAGGTGATTTTCAGACACGGCGAGCTATCATATACACCTTTTCTTTCGCAGCAAAAGCTTATGTATATGGTCCTGTTACTACTGCCAAGCCGATTACAAAGGCACAGGTGGATGTCTATGATGACTTGACAGATAAGGCTACAGAAAGACACCACCGCATTGTTACTACAGCAACTGCACCGACTACAGCTGGATCAGCTGATGGATTTGATGATTTTGGATTTAATGAAGTTACCTCCGAATGGACGTAATAGTGAATATATATGAGCAAAGTTGATGAAGCGATAGATGAGGCCTTAGGACTAAAACAAGATATCAAACAGGAGCTAATATCTCCTGCACCTACTTCCATAAAACCCAGAGAAGGTATGGAAGACCTTGATACAGACTATCATTATTCGCGTGAAAATTTTTATAATTTGATTGAAAGAGGTTCTGATGCCATAGAAGGTATACTAGAACTTGCAAAGGAATCTGAGCACCCTAGGACCTATGAGGTTGCAGGTCAGCTAATCAAAACTGTATCAGAAGTTACAGAAAGATTGGCGGACTTACAAGAGAAGATGCAGAGATTGAAAGAGGTTCCTGATAAAGGACCTAAAAATGTCACCAATGCATTGTTTATTGGTTCAACAAAAGAACTTCAAGCACTACTAAAGAATAAATCTGATGAGTGATAAGACCTATAAAGGTAATCCTAATTTACCTGCGGCTGGTTATAGGACAGAGTTTACAGAAGTTCAAGTAGCAGAGTTTATCAAGTGCTCTAATAATCCTGCATATTTTATCCAGAAATATGTGAAGATTGTTAGTATTGATGAGGGGCTAGTCCCTTTCAATCTATATCCTTTTCAGAAAGATATTATTGGTACTTTCCATAAGAACAGATTTACCATATGCAAACTGCCTAGACAGTCTGGTAAGTCTACTACTATTCTATCGTATCTGATTTATTATATTATCTTCAATGAAACAGTAAACGTGGCAATCCTTGCTAACAAAGCGGCAACAGCAAGAGACCTGTTATCTCGTTTACAGATGGCTTATGAGCATCTACCCAGTTGGTTACAGATGGGTGTGATGAACTGGAACAAAGGTTCCCTGGAGCTAGAAAATGGATCTAAAATCTTGGCTGCATCTACTAGTGCTAGTGCTGTTCGTGGTGGCTCTTATAATATTATCTTCCTTGATGAGTTTGCGTTTGTGCCTTCTAACATTGCTGAACAGTTTTTCAGCTCGGTGTACCCGACTATTACTGCGGGAACGTCATCGAAAGTAATGATTGTATCTACTCCACACGGAATGAATATGTATTACAAGATGTGGATGGATGCAGTAAATGAAAAAAATGAGTTTGTTCCTATTGAGGTGGCTTGGAACGAAGTGCCAGGCAGAGATGAAGCCTGGAAGAAACAGACTATAAAGAATACAAGTGAACAGCAATTCTTACAGGAGTTTGAGTGCTCGTTCCTGGGTAGTGTTGATACTCTGATATCACCCATAAAGATTCAAGTAATACCACACTTTGATCCTATTGAAAGTAGTGCTGGGTTGGATATTTTTGAGAAGCCGATAAAGGACCATCAGTATTGTATAACAGTTGATGTGGCCCGGGGCGCTGCAAATGATTACTCCGCCTTTGTGGTGATAGATATTACCAAAATGCCTTACAAGTTAGTAGCGAAATACAGAAACAATGAGATAAAGCCTTTAGTATTTCCTGATGTGATTTATCGCACAGGCAAGACATACAATGATTCTCATATACTTGTAGAGATAAATGATATCGGTGGTCAGGTGGCAGACGCTCTACACCACGATATGGCATACGAAAACATCATAATGACACAGATGCGAGGTCGTTTAGGGCAGATAGTAGGGTCAGGGTTTGGTGATGCCCCTACAGATTTGGGTGTAAGAACTACCAAACAAGTAAAGAGAGTTGGTTGTTCTAACTTCAAACAGTTGATAGAAGGTGATAAGTTGTTAGTAAATGATTTTGATATCATTGCTGAAATGTCCACCTTTGTGCAGAAAGGGCAATCATTTGAGGGTGAAGATGGTTCTCCTGATGACCTAGTGATGTGTCTAGTATTCTTTTCTTGGTTGACTGACCAACAATACTTTAAGGACCTAACAGATGAAGATATCCGTAAAAGACTTTATGATTCGCAGAAAGACGCTATTGAAGCAGATATGGCACCTTTTGGTTTTATCGACGATGGCGTACATTATGGGGAGGATATTGTTCCCTTTCTAGATGCTGATGGTGACTATTGGCGACCTGTTGAGGATACTCCAGACTTCTTTGATGATGATAGATTCTTAAAGCATTAGTGCGGCCAGCGAGGATCAGTATCTTCTTTGATTAGTATGTGATACTCTCTGGACATAACACAATGGACACAGACAGGAAAACTATCTCTCATTAGTCCCATAGCCTCAGCATATTCTTCAGTCTTTTTGCCGAACCGTAACAAGTTGTGTTTTATTTTTTGATGATGTGGAAACCAGGTCAATAGGTGTGGTTCAGAAATACCACACACTTCACAACTCTTACCATTGAGAGTTTCTATTAGTTTCAGTTTCCTTCCAACGTCCCTCATGCTGGTATTTATACAAATGTGTGTTTTCCGAATGTCAAAAAACTGATTTGTATAAATAAAAGTGTAAAATTGAAAAAAGTTCTATATTTGTATGTGAACTAAACTTTGTTATATTAACAAAAAAACAAGGAGAAAATATAAAATGGCTGATCTATTTTCGCCTGGTGTACAAGTAAAAGAAAAAGACTTAACCACAACGGTTAGAAGTGAACCCACCTCTATTGGTGGCATAGTTGGTGTTTTTGAAAAAGGCCCGATTGAACAGGTTGTTACGATTGATTCGGAAGCAACTTTAATCGAAGTTTTTGGAAAGCCCAACAACACTAATTTCCAGTATTGGTTTAGTGCTGCTTCTTTTCTTGCTTATACCAACACTCTCAA